CAAACTAATACTAACTGAAGCCAGCGCGGACAATTTAGAACGTAGTATTATGATGAATAAAGGCTGGGATAGTGTCGAGGAGCAGAGTTTGGCGATTGTAGTGGAGCATCTAGTTGGTGTGCCTGATCCCGACTATGCGTTAAAAGCGGCGGCGCTGGCGAATAAAGCACAGCGGAGAAATGCGGGCAATCGAACACTTGAACCGGGTCGGGGGAACTTTGCGGTTATTAACTTAAATGCGAGTTTTGTGGAGAAAGTAAATCGATTGTTTGAGGAAGGCGGAGGGGAAAATGGAGGGGATGATGGGAGAACATTAGAATTACCAAAGAAGGATAGTGATTTTCTCCCACCGAATGCAGTGGAGAAATTACTCGGAACAGGCATCGAGGAAGCGGAGCAATCTGAGCAAATTATGTCAAAAGTCCACAATGAGTTGGATAAATTAAATGGCTAATGCGCTTGCGAAAACGCAAACACCTGCGGATTCAGTTGTTCGAACGCAGATTTCACGAGCTGATCTGATTCTAAACCTTGAACACAATCAGGAATTTTTCATCCAATTCTTCCTAGGTGATGAACTCACATTGCCAGTTCCGCAAATCCACATTGACATTCTCAAACTGATGACTCACGAGGATGTGGATCGGTTTGTCTGTGCAATTCCGCGAGATCACGCGAAAACAACAATCGCAAAACTTGCCTGTATTTGGTATTTACTGTTTTCAGATTATCGCTTTGTCGTGTACATGAGCTGTACAACCACAATCGCAATCCCCGCAACCAACGATATTGTAAACTTTCTCGAAACGGATAACTTCAAAAGTGTATTTGGGAATGTCAAATGGATTAAAAAACAGGATGGTATTGGGAATTACGAATTTGAATTAGTGAATGGAAAGGGGGAAATTAAGTATTGTATTTTGAAAGCAATGTCAGCAGGGCAGCAAATTCGTGGATTGAACACTGACAACCGACGTCCGGACTTGGCGATATTGGATGATATTGAAGACAACAAGAACATCGCAACCGAGGATTTGTTCCGTCAATTAAAACAGTGGTTCTATGGTCCATTTCGAAAAGCACTTAATAAATTCCACAATAAAATAGTCCACCTGGGCAACATGATTGCGGAGAAAAGTCTCCTCAATGAACACTGTAAAAGCGAGTATTGGTTTTCCAGGCATTATGGTTGTATTTTAGCGAATGGAAATACACTCTGGCCGGATGCTTGGCCGATGGAAAAATTGATCCAGGACTACCGCGAATATCAAGAAGCCGGCATGGCGGATGTTTGGTTTGCGGAAATGATGAATCTTCCGCTGGCTGGCGGGCATGGCTTGATTAAAGCCGAAGAGATATTCTACCTTCCCTACGTCGAACCAGGCAATCATGAATACGGATTTATAACTCTTGATTTGGCAATCTCAGAACAAACTTGGGCACATCGAACTGTTCTCGCTGTTCATATTTGGAATGGAGAATGCTGGCAGATAGCAGAAACGCAGGACTTTCTCGGTATTGATCCAGTAACACTATTCCGCCGTATGATCCCAGTTTGTGAAAAGTGGAATATCCGAGTTGTTGGAATTGAAGATGTTGCATATCAGGCAAGTTTGAAGTTTGTTTTCCGGCATTTGTGCCTGGAGAATGCAATTCCTGTCAGTGCAGATACATTCGGCGAAGGGATGTTGTTTGTTCCGTTGAAAACAAATAGTACAAGAAAAACTCAACGAATTGCTCCCTGGGCTGCCATGATAAAAGGTCATGAATACGCTTTAACCGAAGGTGATTTTACAATAACACAGCAATTATTAGCCTATAATCCGACAAAGAAACAAAATGATGATGATACAATCGACGCTTGCGCATACGGTATTCAAATGATTGAATCTTATCTTCTTCAAATCATGGAAGATGCCATGCCCAATAAAGCTTTAGTATCACACACAACATATCAAACTTGCACCTGTTGATTCTAGGAGTACATGAATGTCCAGTCAAACTAAATTTCAAATAACACCAACAATTTCAATTCCAGCAAAAGTTCATAAAAATCTCGTGGACTATCTGATTGCACGCGTGCGAATTGGTCACGAATTCATGAAAGGCAGTCATGATAAGTTTGCTTGGATTGATCGAGAGATTGCGGGATATCTTCGTCGGGATCAGGACGATCAAAAACGCGAAAGGGATAACAAAGCCGGTAAAGGAATTAAACCAACGGATACCAGTATTGGCCTCGTGGTTTCTCAACTAGACGAAGCGTTGACTTTTCTCGCAACCGTATTGGCACCAGAGGAGGGAATGTACAAAGCAGTAGCTCCAGCGGAACAACAGAAAATAGCCGCTGGATTTACCTCTTTGATGAACAAGCATGCTGTTCAATTCAATCATTTTACTGAATTCATGCGTGGAATTCTCAACGGAATGAAATACAATTTCGGCGGTTGGGAAGTTGACTGGACGGAAAAATATGGCAACAAGGTCAAAAACGATACAATCGGACAGGCCGAAGTTATTCCGAATGAAGTCGTCATGTCTGGGAATTCACATCGGGCATTCGATCCTTACAACTTTGGATTTGATCCAAGTGTCGAACCAACTCGACTTGCCGATGAAGGTGAATTCTACTATACGGTAGCAATGCGGCGGAAATTCGCAATAGAGCGTGAAGAGCAAAACAAAGTTTATTTCAATGTAGACCGCGTTGAGGAACTGAAAGCAAATCAGGGAAGCCTTTACTTTTATGATAAACCTGACATTCGCGCTGATTCCTTCAATGCAAACTACAAAACAAGCTGGTTTGGGATTCTTTCGCTAACTGGGGATACGAAGATTGCGCAAGGATTTGAAGAAATCACAATCACGGCCTGGATTTCCCCAGCTCAATTCGGTCTCTCAAAAAAGAAAGATTTCGAACTTTGGCGTTTTGTAATTCTAAACGGAACTACAATCGTTCGTGGTGTACGGCTGAACAATGCACACGGAAAACTTCCAGTTGGAATCACTCTTCCAATTGACGATCAATTCTTCCCACAAACTCGTTCCTATGCTGAACTTTTAATCCCTTATCAGCGATTCTCCAGTTTTCAACTCAACATGTTCCAGCGAGCTAGCAGGAAAAAACTTGGTGGATTTACTATTTTCAATCAGCGATTACTTCCACAACTTGTTGCTGAAGATGCGGACATGATGGGCGGAAAGTTCGGCTACGATTCATCTGATCCAGATTTTGATATTCGCAAGGCGATTTTCCAATCAAATGACGGGCCTGAAACTGCCGGAACTTTGCAGGATATTGAACGCATGGATTCACTCATGCAGAAAATCCTACCAACTGATCTGTTAAAACAAGTAGCCGGATTAGAGCGTGCAACTCAATACCAAGCAGCGGCCACTGTTCAAGGTGCAAATCGTCGAAATCTTAAAATAGCCCGTACAATCGACCAACAAGCACTTGCACCTCTCCGTTTCATGCAAATGTACAACATTCTGGAATTCCAAAAAGTCGTACAAATCATGGATCAAAACGGCAAACTGGTTGACATTGATCCGAAACAGTTCCGCGAATCTGATCTTGAATTCCAGGTTCATGACGGCCTGCGTGGTCTCGATCGACTCGCGCTTATTCTCCACATCAAAGACGTTTTGAATTCCATTCTACAAAATCAGGAATCGGCGCAAGAATTCAATGTTCCTGCAATCATCGATTATTGGACCTCGTTAATCGGTGATAATACTGATTTCACTCAGTTCAAAAATCAAACTCCCTTTGACGCGCTGACTCCAGAACAAAAGCAACTCGCATTTCAATTACTTCAACAGGCAAGTCAAGCGAGCCAAGCACAGCCAGCAAATGGACAGAATGGTTAAAATAAACGGCTTGACATGTCGGCGCGCAGCAAGCGCGGCGCGGAAGGGCTATTCTCGGACAGACCACCGGGGTTGTGGCCGCGCAGCGGCCCCGGTGGTGTGGTCGAAAAGCCCTGTAGCGCGAACCGATATGTCAACGCCTTTATTTTAACCAAACAGGTTGCAAATTAAATGAATCCGACAATATACCAAACACTGCACTCTAATGTTAAAGAGCAATTACTTGATGTTGCTTGTAATGTTAATTTCAAAGTTCTAATCAATACACAAATCCAGGAGGTGAAAACTAATTTACAAAATATCCCGACAAGTCTTTCTGACTCTGATTTCAAATTAAAGTATCAAACTTTACAAAGTGAAATCAGAATTCTTGATGATCTTTTACGTTTTTTAAACTGTATTCACGACGACTTTATTCAATCTGAGGAGTAGTATCATGGCTGATGAAAATCAAAATGCAGGACAGGCTGGACAGGCTGGGCAATCAAATTCTAATAATGACAACAATGCTGGAAATTCGGGAAGTTCTGGGGCTGATAATAACCAGAAAATAACACAACCTTTACATTCTGGTTTGTGGGATAATAAACCAACTGGAAACGAGCAGCAGCAGCAGGATAATTCTCAACAATTTCAACAGGCGCAGCAGCAACCGGTTCAAAAATCTCCTGATGAAATAATGCAGGAACACATTGCAGGTTTGAATTTAACTTCCAATGTGAACATTGAAAACTTAACAGAATCGCTCAATAATGGAGATACAAAACCTCTATTATCGGCTTTAGAAACTGCTGCTGCAAACGCTTATAAAGCATCGGTTGAGAATATTTCAAAGTTGATGGATTCAAAAATTTCAGCAGCTGTAGAAAAAGCTACTGAACAAGCAACTGGAAATATTAATTCCAATCTTGCTGTTCAAGAACTTCACAATACGTTGAAATTCACTGAAGCTCCTGATGTTGCTCCAATTGCAGAAGCAATCATGACAAAGTTAATCAATGATGGTAAATCTGTCAGTGATGCAATTAAAGGAACCAATAACTTTTTCAAATCTGTAACCGAAGTTGGTATTGATCATTATGACTCAATTTCACAGCAACGGCCAGGTTCACAAAATCAACAAGGACGACAAAACAATTCAGCAGACGATGAACATTGGGCATCTCTTTTGAAAGGACTTTAATTTTTTTATTTTGGCCGGCTTTCTAACTAACATTAAGAGGTAATACATTATGGCC